TAGAAATCTGGCAAGCGAGAACTGCAACACTTTCGGGAAGCAACTCAGTCGATTTCCACCCCTCACCTTACCGCATGAGCGCACAGCTTCTCGGTAAGGTCAGAGGATCGATCGCGCACGCGCTAGACCCTCGCTCTATGGTGGGCTAATGCCAGCACCAGTTACCACCCTACGAACTACCCTGGCAACAGCGTTAGTTGATAACTCACTTTTGCAAACTTTTGCCTTTCCGCCTTCAGTAGTTCTTGCCAATTCAGTCATCGTAAGCCCAGACGATCCCTACCTTTCGCCAAGCAATAATGCGCGTAACACAGTCAGCCCATTGGCTAATTTTAAAATTGTTATTACTGTGCCTTTATTCGATAATGAAGGCAATCTAAACGGCATTGAAACCAATGTAGTTCGAGTGTTTAATTTACTCGCTGCCAGTTCTTTGACCTATAATGTAGGCAGTGTATCTGCCCCAAGCGTTCTCAATGCTGCTTCAGGTGATCTGCTCAGCTGCGAGATGTCCGTATCAATCCTAACAAGTTGGAGTTAATATGTCAGACCTAACACCAGAGGATATTGCCTTCTTGAAGAAGATTGGTCAAATCCCAGCAGAACCAGCAGCAAAGCCAGTAACTAACAAAAAGGAAGAGGAATAATCATGCCAGGCATTTTCTTAAATAATAAAGTTGGTTTTAAGGTTGCCACGATCAACCTCTCAGACCACGTAACCGCTTTTACTCTTAACCGTCAGGCAGATCAAATCGAAGTAACTGCTATGGGCGACACAGCTCACAAGTTCGTTACAGGACTTTCAGCAGATACCATCACAGTTTCATTCTTAAACGACACAGCAGCATCAAGCGTGCTAGCAACCCTTCAGGCTGCGTATGGCACAACTGTTGCTTGGGCTGCTATTCAAGATTCATCAGCTGCTGTATCAGCAACTAACTTGCTTTACTCAGGCACAATCTTGGTTGATAATCTAACAGACATCAATGGCGCAGTCGGCGATGAAGGTATGATTGACATTACATTTACCTGCAACAGCAAGACAGCAACAGCATCAACTGGTACTTGGTCATAATCTAACTACTAAAGAAAAGGGCTAAAAGAATGGCAAAGCTAAAGATCACAAGGGCAGATGGGTCTGTATCTGAACATCAGATAACTCCATCGATCGAATACACATTTGAGGTTTATGCGAAGATGGGCTTTCACAAAGCCTTTCGTGACCTAGAACGACAGACCGATGTGTATTGGCTCGCCTGGGAATGCATCCGCCGTAGCGGTGAAACTGTTAAACCATTTGGGGCAGAGTTTCTAGAGACACTTGTAAAGGTGGAAGTTCTAGATGATGACCCGGAATTATAGGGCGTGATTCTTTCACATACTTGATCGCGAGATTGAGTCTGGAAACGCAGATCGCGCCTAATGACTTACTCGAACTTGATTCGAGAATGTTTAAGGCTTTATTACAGGCTATGAAAGATCGAAACAAGGAGATGAAAGATGCCAGTCGCAGTAAAGGGCGCAGTCGCACTTCGTAAATCCTTACGTCAATTCACACCTGATTTAGCCAAACAATTACCAAAAGAAATGGCGATAGCCCTGAAGCCCGTCGTTAAGGCGGCTCGGGGCTATGCGCCTTCTGAAAGTCAAACACTAAGCAATTGGAAACCTAGATTTTTTAACGAAGGTCGATTCCCTACTTATAACGCTTCTTTGGTTAAACGTGGCATTGGTTACAAGACATCACCATCAAAGCCAGATCGCCGAGGTTTTAGATCACTAGCTCGTTTGTTTAACAAAAGTGCCGCTGGTGCAATATATGAAATCGCAGGTCGAATTAATCCTGATAGTGTTTTTGTTAAAAACATTAAAGGAAAATATGGTTCTGTCATGAAAGGCAGAAATGAAATGGAAGGCCGCGTTCTTTATCGCGCTTATGAAGAAGATCGTGGCAAAGCTCAAGATGGCGTAATCAAAGCCATTGAAAAGGTAACCGCCAAACTTAACAAGAGAGCATCGGTGCGTGGATAATGGCCAATGTAATTATTGATGTCGCTGCTGAATTTACTGGAAAAAAGGCTTTCAAAGATGCTGGCAATGCAACATCTTCACTTGAAAAAAGTGTTAAAACTTTAGGCAAAACTATTGGTATTACATTTAGTGCCAAGGCCATTTACGATTTTAGCAAAGCTTCTGTTAAGGCATTTGCTGAGGACGATCGAGCTATTAGAGTTTTACAAGTAAACCTTAAAAACTTAGGATTAGCTTATCAATCTACTAACGCCGATAACTTTATTGCAAAAATGGAAAAGCAAGCGAATATATCGGATAGTCTTTTAAGACCAGCCTATGCTCAACTTGCCAAAGTAACTTTATCAACTACTAAAACTCAAGATTTAATGGCTTTGGCTTTTGATGTATCAGTTGCTAATGGTCTTGATTTTGCCTCAACAGTTGATATTCTTTCAAACGCTTATGTAGGAAATTATAAGGGATTAAAACAATTATATACTGGTTTAACTCAGGCTCAACTTGCCTCTAAATCTTTTGAAGAAATTCAAGCAATTCTAACAAAGCAAAGCAAAGGTGCTGGCAAAGCTTCTTTAGATACTTATGCTTCATCTGTTGATAAGTTGAGCATTGCGGCTGATAATGCCAAAGAATCAATTGGAAAAGGTTTAGTTGATCTTTTTGCTGGTCTTGCAGGTAATGGCGATATAGATCAAGCAACAGCAAACATTGACACTTTTTCTAAAGCATTAGGTCAAATGCTTTCAGATGCTTCCAAATATGGTGCTTTGGATTGGTTAAGCGCATTAGTAACTGGAAATGTGACAGAAGGAACAGCTCAAAAGTTAGTTAAAAAACCTTCAGCTCGTAGATTCTTTACTGGTGGTTCTGGCGTATCAAGTGAACTATTAGCAGCAAGAAAAGCCGCTGCGGCTGAAGCCGCTAGAATAAAAGCCATAAAAGCCGCAGCCGCAGCAAAAATAGCAGCTGATAAAAAAGCAGCTGCTCAAGATCTTGCTCTTAAAAAAGCAAATTCCGCATTTGATCTGCAAAGCATTCAAATTGCTGCTGCCCTAAAGAATACTTATGACAAAGACGAACGCCTGCGCCTATTGGCTTTACAGGAGATTGAAAATGGCAATGGCGAAGCTGCGCTGAAGTATATCGAGCAGTTAAATCTACTTACCAAAGAACAGCAAACAAACAAACTTAATGGCATTAAAGGCATCACTGAGACTGAATTAAGTTCTATCAATACTATATTGATGAGAGATCTTGAAGCCATCCGCACTAGCAAGATGTCCGAAGAAGACAAGGCTAATGCTCGCAATCAAGCCTATGCTAAATACAATGCCGCTATTTCAGAATCTGGTGGATTAGCAGAAGCCAATTTCTACACTGAAAAGACTCAGGCTCAATTACTAGCTATTGCCAAGATTGCTGCCTTAGATGATGTATCTAACGCGCAAACAACATTATTAAACATAGCCAAAATTGATCAACTAGATGTTATTAAAATTGTTAAAGATGCTCAGGCTTCAGCCGATGCCCAGAAATATGCAGCTCTACAAGGTTATATCAATCTTCTTAAATCCATCCCACAAATTCCATCCTTGGTTCAAGCACCAAGCATAGGATCTGGCGGAACGATATCTGACAATGGCATGGGTGGCAATTACACAGGCGACTTTACTGATTATTTGCCAGCCAATCCTCGACAAACAGCTTTCAGTCCTGCTCAGCCAATACAACCAATCAATATAACTGTTGCTGGTTCAGTATTAAATGGCCAAGAATTCACTCAGATAGTCAATGAAGCACTACTTAATGCTCAACGCACAGGTTATTCTCAAGCAGTGGCAGGAGCGATACCAACGCCATGACCTTGCCAGTAATTAACGCAATCATCAACTTTTCAACTGGTGCTGGCTTTGCCTCGCCTATGATTCTTGATGCGGGTATTCTCGGCGTTAATGCTTTGGCTGATAGCACAGCAGTCGTAGTCGATGTGTCAGATGTAGTTGATTCAATTAAGACCGTTCGCGGTCGATCTGCCAATGCGGATAACTTCCAGACAGGCAATATGAGCCTTCGCATTATCGATCAAAATGGTTATTTTAACCCAATGAACCCAGCAAGTCCTTATTACAACCTTTTGACTCCAATGCGTAAAGTCCAGATTACAGCCACTTATGGCACTCAGACTTATCCAATCTTTGCTGGCTACATAACGTCATATTCGACCACTACGCCTAAGGATGTCGGTGATGTGGTTTATACTACGATCACCGCTGTTGATGGCTTTAGATTGGCTTACAATGCCCAAATCAGCACTGTGGCAACTACTCCAGCTGGTCAAACTACTGGCACACGCATTGGCAAATTGCTTGATGCTATTGGTTGGCCTGCATCTCAAAGGGATATTGATACTGGACAAACCACAGTGCAGGCAGACCCAGGTACAGCTCGTACTGGCTTAGCAGCTCTTCAAACAATCGAGAGTACCGAATATGGTGCTTTATACATGGATGCGCTGGGCAATTTTGTATTCCAAGATCGTAATTTGACTTCATCCAGCGTGGCAGGTACACCAACGGTATTTAATGATAATGGCACTGGGATTTCATATAACAATGCCCTTTGGAAATTAGACGATACGTTGGTATTCAATAAGGCCACCGTTAGTCGAGTTGGTGGCACTCCACAGGTAGCCAGTAACCAGGCTTCAATCGATAAGTATTTCTTACATTCTTACAATGAGCAAAATCTTATGATGGAGACCGATGCCGAAGCTCTAAACAACGCTTTGGCTTATGTGGCTTCCCGTCAAGATACATCAATTCGATGTGATGCCATTACCCTAGACCTTTACACTGACAATTATGATGCTGGCATTGTTGCTGCTTTGAATCTTGATTATTTCGATCCAGTAACAGTTACAACCACACAACCAGGTTCATCAACCCTAACTAAGACTTTGCAGGTATTTGGCGTTTTTCATGATATTAAACCAAATGCCTGGAAAACCACATTAACCACCCTGGAACCCATCATCGATTCGTTCATTATTGGAACAAATTATGGGATACTAGGCACTAACATACTTTCATACTAAGGAGAACAAATGGCCACAGGATTTCCAGCAGCAACTGGTGATGTGATGACCGCTGCAATGTTTAACGGACTTGTGGCTTTTACATTAAACGCTCAGACAGGTACAACCTACACTTCAGTAATTGGCGACAGTTATCAGACTCTGGTAACAATGTCTAATGCTTCTGCTAACGCTTTTAAAATCCCTACTAATGCTTCAGTAGCTCACCCAGTTGGCACAGTGATTACAGTGATGAATATTGGTGCTGGCACTTGTACAATTTCAGCTGTTACAAGCGGAACAACAACAGTTCTTTCAGCAGGCACAACAGCCGCTGCCCCTACACTTGGGCAGTATAAATCAGCAGCTTGTATTAAAACAGGTACAGATGCTTGGTATGTAGTGGGTGCGATAGCCTAATGCTCAACACAATCATTGGCTCATTAAATGCGGCTGGCAAGCCAACAGTCTCTGGTGGTACTTTAACGAGCGATGCAACTTATTATTATCGCGCATTTACTGCCAGCGGAACATTTGGTGTGACTGGTGGAACTCTTAGCTGCGATGTCTTAATTGCAGCAGGTGGTGGCTCAGGTGGCGCTGGTGGTGGCGGCGGTGCTGGTGGTGTTTTAGGTTTCTCTGCACAAAGTATTTCATCTAACCAAACAGTGACAGTTGGTGCTGGTGGTGCTATTGCCGCTGCTAATGGATCTAACACAGTATTTGGATCATTAACTACTGCTGTGGGTGGCGGCGGTGGCGGTGCTGCCAACGGAAGTAATGGCAGCAATGGTGGCTCAGGTGGTGGTGGAGCATTTAGCACCAGCGGTTCAACAACGGGCGGCACAGGAACTTCGGGTCAAGGTTTTGCTGGTGGAACAAACAGCGGTCTTTCAGCATCTGCTGGTTACCCTGGCGGCGGTGGCGGCGGTGCTGGTGCAGTAGGGCAAAATGCTGTCAGTTATTCTCAAGCTGGTGCTGGTGGTGCTGGTACGACATCGGTAACAAACTGGGGCGCGCTTACTGCCGCTCTATCAGCTACTGGTTTAGGTGTTTCAAACTTTATTGCTGGTGGCGGTGGTGGTGGTATGGGTAACGCACCATCAGGCGGAGCAGGCGGTTCAGGCGGCGGCGGTGCTGGTGG